CTCTAATATTCATTTAGTTTTTGTTTATTAAATAATCTATCGATAATATCCTTGTTGGTTCGATATTCGTTAGTAGAAAAACTTGCAGTTTCTAATGTATCGCTTTCACTTTGCAAGGAAATAATTCCCTTTTGAATTTCTCTTAATGTAGATAATGCAGAATTGTAGTTATCTTGGATAACTTCTGGCATGTCTGTTCTCATTCGCCTTGAATATAATCTGTAAATGGCAATATCTATTGCCAATATTCTTAGTAAAGGAAAATGAGTATTAAGAGGTAGTGTATAACGCCCTCTTAAATACCCATCGATGAGCGCAGAAGAATAAAGAATTGCTTCTTCAACTACGACACGATTGACTTCTTCCTGCCCATCATCAGAAGAGAGCTGTATAAGAGTAGGGGTAGAGGTTTGTGTATCGATATCGTCAATCGTGCAATATACCATTTTAGATACCTCTGATAATTCTTATTTCATCACCATCAGAGCCTGAATCTAATGCATAACCATTAACGATTGCAGAATCAGTTGTTTTAATTGCTTTGCCATTTTCATCAGAAGATACGGAATCACCAACAGCAATTGTTCCACCTGCTTGAATTAACAAACAACCTAAAACAGCGACTGGTAATTGTTGTTCTTTTTCGATATCAACATCTGATACTCCAAGTGCTTTTGCTCCTGCTGAACAATAACCACCATCTAAACCAATGAATCTATGTTGAACAATGTCGGTTTTTGCTTTAATTGAATGGATTAAAAGTGGTTGATATAATTTATTTGCCATCATTACCTCCATCATTATTATCGCTAGTACCTTCATCATCTTTTGACTCGGTTTCAGTCTTTGATTTTGCAGTTTTGTTTTTATTTGTTGTTTTTGTTTCTTCAACTAAGTCAACAAAATCAACTAGACGATTTGCTTGTTCTTCTGTTAATTCGATAATATCGCCTTGTTTGTATAACTTTTTATTATGCATAATTGAAGTATGTTTTAATTTGTATTTTTTTGTTGCCATTTCTTTCTCCTTAACCACATACATTTGAGATTAAATATCCAGCTTCAGCACCAACCAAGAATGGAGTGTAAATATCCGTTGCACGAATATATTTAACCTTGTTACCTTCTTTTGTGTATTCATCAATATTTAATGCGTTTTTAAGTCTAACTGTATATGCAAATGATGGATCATATTCAGTTCTTGAACTTCCAAGAGGTGGAACATAAGCAAGAACAATATTGTCTTTCCAAATTCTTACAAACTCACCTTTTTCATCTGCGAATATTGATTTACCAATAACAATATTTTCAACTTCAAAGAACTCTTTAAGATGATTCAAAGTTACGATTTTATTGTTATTGTTTGAAATCAAACCTTTTAACTGTTCGTTTCTTTTTAGTGCTTTCCACGCATCTTGACCAATAATCATAGTATTTGGATCTTGTGCAATTTTTTTAGAAACCGCATCTTTAGCATCATCAATTACACCTTGAGGATCTGAATCCTTGTGAGTAAAGCTAGATGTTCCAGATAAAATAATTTTATTTTCTTGAGAATAATTATTTAAATCTTGGACTAAATCAGCACAAGCCTTTTCGTGTTTTAGTTGTAAACCTTGAGTAACAACATTTGTTGCGTGAAGTTGCAGTTTGACTTTTTCAGCTTCCTGTTCTTCACGATAATCTATCGGATAAGATAAATCGTGTTCTGTCAAAGTTGTGGTATGTTTATTGAATCCTTTTGGTGCAATAACATTTGAATTGGCTCTGATAGCTCTTTCGGTATCATAGATTTGAAAGGCTTCTTTGTTGAATTCAAAAATATCTATTTTTTCTTTTTCAGAATAAATTGTAGGGAATAAGTTTTGTGCAACAAATGCGTTATTACTATATCCACGAGCAACTTCTGAAAGGTACGCATTTATGCGTAATTCTTCTAGTCTTCCCATTGAAACTCCTTTATATGTTTAACTTTAGTAGTGCTTCTCTAAAAGAAATCTTTTCTTTTTCAGCCAAAGTCTTTGCTTCTTTGAAGATTTCCAGACTATCTTCATCAGCATTCGCAAATTCTTCAACTTCATCTTTCTTGTGAGTTGGCAATTTATCTTTTGTTGCAACTTCATCAAGAACAATTTGTGGAGGCAAAGACTCTATAAAAGATTTAAAGTCAGTTATGACGGCAGAGTCTTCGCCAAACTTTTTAATATTATCTAATTCCTGCAATACCGCTAATACACATTGTTTATTAGCAGGAAGCAAGATTCCTTTGTCGATTTGTTTATCAATAAACTCATCAAATTCTTTTCTTTTTATTGCAGTTTTAATACTGTCTAATTCTTTTTGAATTTCTTCTTTGCCTTCAGCTTTTTCTTTAAATGTGCTGACTTCAGTTGTTAATTCAGCAATTTTAGTTTTTAAAGATTTGATAGTTTCTAATTTTTTGTTATCTTCCTTAAATTTTGAAATTTGTTGCTCCAAGTCCACAATTTGTTGTTTTAATTCTTCAACTTCTTCTTGTGAAAATGTTGCAGTTTCGTTGTTATCATCACTTTGAAATTCAAAAGTGTCTGACTCTGCTTCCATAAATTTTATAGGTTCAAGTCCTTTAACTTGAGGTGTGGCAGCACCCAAGAAAGAAACAGCTTTTAAATAAGCCCCTTTACCTTCAAGATTTCTATACAACTCAACAGAAACTTTTTTGTATTTGCCATTATTAACATCTTGTTTAAAAGTGTCTGGCATATCCTTAAAGCTTACTTTTAGTTTTTCACCATCAGCTTTTACATTTTCAACCCAACCAAAAGCTGGTCCACTTTGTTGATGGTCAATGGTTATTGGGGCTTCGCAAAATGTTGGATCATAATTCTTTGCAATTTCACTAATTTGTTCTTTAGTAAATTTGCCTTGAGGATAAACTCCTGCTTTAAAAACTTCAAAATATTTCATTTAATACCTCGGTTAAAATTTTCTACACGAATTTTTTGTATTCCCACTATAACCTCTGTTAGAAAGCAATTTCAAAAGATATATTCATAATTTTTTTTATGCACATATCATTTGAATTTTATTCAAATACGAGTTTAAACTGTGTTTATAGATTTTTTTACAAAGTTGCATCAAAGTGCGACTATTCTTTTTCCTAAAGGAGTTAAAAATGGACTTATTAAATCAACTTTCCCCATTGGTAGAAAATATTGGTTTCCCTGCTGTGATATTCGCCATTTGGTACATTTATCACCAAGCACAAGTAAAGTCTTTTGAAAAAATTATTCAAAACAACTTTGAAATCTTAAAAGAATTACTTGAAACCAATCAGTATCACGCAGCTTTACTTTCAAGAATCGAAAGTAAAATTGACAATAATCTTTGGTGTCCAATTCTAAAAAAGGAGATTAGTCAATGAATATTGAAAGACTACAGCTTAAAGGACTTCTTGCTGAATCGAAGAAAAAATATAGAGCGTTGGATACTGAAGCGTCAGGATTAATTCTCTTATTAAGAGCATTGCTTAATCCTTATGAGGCAATATTGTTGCTTGATTTAGAAAAAATTATTACAACTACAAACCGTTTAAATACTGTTCAAACTGAAATGAAAACATTGTCTGACAAGATTAAAAAATTGGAGGCTGAATTTGAATAGCAAACAAAATTTCTTGCCAGAAGCAGAACGATTATACATTTATGATTTTAAAAGTGTTGATGAGATTGCATCTACACTTGGTGTTCATCCAAACACGATTATTTCTTGGAGAAATAAAAATAATTGGGAAGATAAACGCCAATCATATTTTCGTTCAAAACAATGTTTTCATGAAGAACTATATGAGTTTGCTAGAAAACTAATGAAAGACATAATGGCGGATATGGATGCAGGAGAGAAAGTCGACCAAAGTAGAATGTACACTTTCTGTAAAGTTATCCCAATGTTCTCTAAAGTTAAAGATTACGAAGATGTTATGTCTACTAAAAATAAACAAACCGCAAGAGGTTTAACACCAGACCTTATTGCACAAATTGAAGAGGAAGTTTTAGGAATAAAACCAAGTACGGATTTAGAAGATGAAGAATAAATCACCATTCTTTTTACCTTATCAAATGAGATGGTTAAAAGATAAATCAAAAGTAAAAATATGGGAAAAATCAAGACGTATCGGAGCAACTTATGTTCAAAGCTACGAAGATGTTCGTGATTGCGTTTATAAAAAAGTTCCTGCCGTTTGGTTTTCTTCTGCCGATGAATCTGCTGCTAAAGAATATATTGATTACTGTGAACAATGGGTCAAAGTTTTTAACATGTCAGCAAAATCACTTGGTGAAGTAATTATTGATAGCGATAAAGATATTAAAGCTCTAGTTATTGAATTTAAAAATGGAACTAAAATTCACGCATTATCTTCAAATCCTAAAGCCTTCCGTTCCAAAGGTGGAAAGGTTGTTCTTGATGAATTTGCATTTCATAAAAGTGCAATGGAATTATGGCAAGCAGCAAGACCATGCATTACTTGGGGGTATCCATTAAGAATTTTATCTACACACAACGGACAAAACTGTTTATACTACAAATTCATTGATCAAACCTTAAAAGGCAAACTTAATTGGAGTCACCATAAAGTTACAATATTTGATGCAGTTCAAGAAGGACTTGTTGATAAAATCTACAATAGAGAAACAAATAAAGACGAGAAAGAATCTTGGCTTGAAGAACAAAGAAGGGATTGTTTTGATGAATTTACTTGGCAACAAGAATTTTGTTGTGTCGCAATAGACGAGGCTTCTGCTTTTCTTCCTTACGATATGATTTCAAGTTGTGAGTTGCAAGATGTTTTAAAGGATTTAGAAAATATCAAAGGTGATTTATATGTCGGAATTGATATAGGAAGAAGAAAAGACTTAACTGTGATTTGGTGTTTAGAAGTTTTTGAGAAAACTAAATACACAAGACAAGTAAAAGTTCTTGAAAAAACTCCATTCCAAACACAATACGAAATAATTTCAGAAATTTTGAAACATCCAAAATTAAGACGTTGTTGTATTGATAGCACAGGACTTGGAATGCAAATAGCAGAAATTGCACAAACTCAATTTGGTAAATATAGAGTGGAAGCTGTTATGTTTACCAAT